GAAGCTTTTTAGAAATTCTTCTTCCACTCTCGCATTAAGGTTTTCTTCTTCTGTTGTCTTCTCTAAAGAGTTGTCTTCTTTAAGTGCGTTGGCTGTTCCGTAGCGGAATGGCTCCGTAGCGGAATCATCAACGCCGGGGTTTTTTATCAGCCAAGACTTCGCAGCGAACCTGCCGTCTTCTCCTTTGGGCTGCCACACTTCAAGCCAACCAAGGGATGTAAGCAACTTGATGGCTTCGTTAATTGCAAAGCGACCCAGCCCAGTTTGTCTTTCAATCTGCGCATAAGTAAGACCGTAGCCGTCCTCGTGGCTAAGCAGGTACGCAAGGAGCCGAAAGCTGTTCGCCGAATACTCTGGACTTCGCACGACCCAGTTTGGGAGGGCAACGAACTTTGCAGACTCCGCTCGATAGACCTTGTGTATTCCCGAGGTCATTGGACGTCTTCTTGTTTTTCGTACTCAGCCCAAGCCTCGGATGCAAGCTTGTCCCTGTCTCCGGCAGCGTAACGACCTGCGTGAAAGTAGATTTTCTTGAACCGTTCTGGTATCACTTTTAAAGTCTTCGTTATTATTTTAACCTCTGGCTTTGTAAAGTGGCTTCGGTAGCTTATGTCGTTGCGCTCTGCCTCTAGCTTTTGCACTAGGTCGCTAAATTGTAGATTCATTTTTCCTCCTTGTTTATTGTGAGTGAGGCAAGGGCCGAAGCCCTTACCGTCGCCTCTGTCAGTCAAGCCTGCCTCCGGCGTGTGCTTGGATGCCGTAGCTCATAAGAACCTCAGCAGCAGCCTTGCAGCCTGCTAACTGTCGCTCGTAAGACTGACCCCTGTAATCTGGAACCAAGTCGCTGCTCCAAAAGCGCATCCCACCTTCGCTAGACCTGCCTGCTCCAAGTGACTTGATTGCCTTGCCGTGCTTCGTGCGAGCGTCAACCGGAATCGACACCCAAGCAAAACCGCAAAGACCCTCGTTGACGACCCAGCTCTGCCCGGTGTCACTGACGACTGTCATTGGGTCGACGCCTGCGTTGACTAGTGCGAGTGTAGCTGCTCTTTTTGCTTCCTGAAATGCTTCGTAGTATGTAGTCATTTTCTTCTCTCCGTCTCTGAGAGGAGGCCTAAGCCTCCTCTCCTTTCCATCCGTTGGTTGTGATTGAGTAGGTGCGACCGTCGACCGAAACCAAGTCGCCGATGTCTGTGAACTCGCCGTCGACCTTTGGGCCAGACATAACGCTGAGAGCAGTGTGGGTGCGAGCCTCTGGCAAAACCAACTTGATTAGCTCCCAAGCGTCTCCGCTGTAGAGGTTGGTCTGCTGGTAGATTGCGTCACAGATTTGTGTGTCGCTTAGGTTGCCGAAGTTGTAAACCAAAGAAGCTTGTGTGTCTTCTCCTGTGAATCCTGTAGCTGGGTGGAAGCTTGCCTTCCAAGTGATTTTGATGCTTGTCATTTTGTCTCCTTCGTTGTTGTTACTCAGACTCTACTATTAGATAACAACGAGTGTCAAGCTCATTCCCAAAGTTTTTTTACGAGTTTCTAAATCAGGTAAGAAGGAGGCTCGCACTCGGTCTTGTTGCCTGCCTTGTCTAAGGTGTACCAAGTGCTTCGAGTTGTGTCCAGTATCGGATGTCCCGGTGCTGAGAATTTGGAGGCCTTGTGTCCGTAGTCTCTGGCATACCCTGCAATTAGAGCGTCCGATTCCATCCTGCCGTTGTATTCAGCGCAGACAAGAATCACGTTCTGCAAGTTATCTAAAACCTTAGAGCCACCCATTCCCCTGTTCTGGATATGGTGCGGAACAAGATTGTCTGAGTCGCCACAATGCCAGCACCATAAGTCACGCTCACGAAGCTTCCTTGTGTCTGCTGCCTTCAAGCTCGCAGCTCTGATTGGATTAGTTTTGCCTGAGTACCTGAAGCCATAATCGCCGTTTCTAGACTACGGATTTTTAGCCGGATACGATTCGCTTCTGCCTTCCTCAAGTCCCGTTGTAAGCGAACGTCGGCAGCCTCAAGACGTGCCAGTGCGTTTCTGTCCGCAACCGTGCCTTGATGTTTAATAAAAGCCCTCTGCTCCGTAGTGTCTAGCAGGTGTTCTGCCTCCGCTAACCTGACCTCGGCTTGGTAAAGAGCTTCAAAGCCCTTTGTGTTCTCCGCTGTCAGTTCCGTTAGTGTCGCTTGAATCTCTGAGGGCAGCACTTAGCACCAACAAGTGATGAATAAGTTCTCGGTTCCAGAACCTTGCTTTGTCGATCTGTCCGTTCCGAGCTGCCTCAAGGTAGGCGTGTTCAATTTCCGCCACCTTTGCCCATTGAACTGAGAGATTCGGCACGAAGTTTTATCCCGTCTAAAACGGCCTTGGGATAGTCCGCAGCCTTGGCTTGTGCATAGAGCATCCTTAGAGTTTCTACGTCTTCCAGATTAGCAGCTTCACCTAGCAGGTCACGAACGTCACGAGGCTTAGAGACCTTCTCCATTTCCTCCCGAGAAGCAAGCGAGCCTGTTTTGGATGCAGCATACCCGGCAAGCATTAGTGCTCGGCCCACCGACGACGTTTCGCATACCTCTAACGCCGCTTGTCCTTGTGGCCCGGAACCTCCGTCAACTTCAAAAGCGTGACCTGTCGCTTTCGGTATGGCAGCAGCTTGGTCGCCTGCCGTCAAGAAGATTTCTGTCTTGACAACCCAAGTTGACACTGCTCGGTCTTGCGGTGTGGTTAGGTTGTGCGTCACGATCCGTCCGTCTGGCCAGTCGGCAGCGAATAGCTCCAAGCGCTCGGCGACAGTTGCATACTTACTCAAATCAAATTTAGCCATTATTCTTCGTCCTCATTTTCTTCTTCGTTGTCAATAAATTTCCAGTTGTCTGCCATCCAAAAAGGAGCAGTTAGTCCCTCAATGTAAATCCGTTCTAGCAGTTTGTTCTTGTCCAGTACCACGCCGGACACTGCGCCCGTAACATAAGTCTCATCCCTAGCGATAGTCACCGTGTCGCCTAAAAAAACGTTCATTACTTCCCTTTCTTGTTTACCACTAGGTAAGGTCGTCCGCCGTTGCGAGCTTGCCTAGAGGCTACACGAATTTTTTTGCCCTCGTGTTCAAAGTAAGCGTGCTTGGCTTTGCCCATCACCGTTAGGACTTGTGACTTTTGCTTGAAGAACTCTGTCTCCGCTTCCTCAAAATTTGCCTGAGCAATAGATAAATTGTGTATCCCATCGACCTCGACCTCCTCGTCGTTTATGTCTGGGTGCATTTCTCTGACTGCCTCGTATGTAGAAGCTGAGCCGTCCCAGTCCGGAGCGGTTCCTTCGGTGACGTGCTGCCAGAATCTTGCAGCTTGGTCAGTCAAAACATCTTGCTCGAAGTCGTCCCACTCAACCCAATGTTCGACCCAAGCCATATTGACCACGCCAACAATGAGCGATCGCTTGATTCCCATTACCGACATATAAAACCTCACCTGCTGAATGTAAGTCGGTGGTACTTCGTGCCAGTAGTTGCGTGAAGTCTTGACCTCAACAATGACCCACTCGCCATTGACCTTAGCTAGTCCGTCTGGGTTGGCGTGCATAAAAGGTCGCTCGTTGTTGGAGTAGGTTCCGGTGGAATAGATTTCCCAGTCTGGATGTTCCTCTTGCAAGAGTTCCATTATTGGTTGCTCGAACTTTTGCCCGAATCTAATCGCCCAGTTCCAAACAGGACGTGCTTCTATTTGTCCAGTCTTTACAGCCCATAAGTAGTAGGCACTTTGCCAAGGGCTGAGTCCCATCGCTACGCCAATCTCACTTCCGCCTAAGCCTTCTGCTCGTGCTGCGTGCCACTCATCGCTACCCGGATTGAAGACTCCGACCAGACTTGCGTTGTTGAATTGCTTTGGTGTGTGCAGCTCCATTTATCTCCTTTGTTGGTTAGGCTGATTCTATGTCAAAGCACGGACACCTTTCAAGTCCTTATATGAGATTTCTAAAGCTGGTCAATTTGCACGACCCCGATTGCCAGAAGCTTCCAAACGTTTTCTTCCCGGAGGACATAAGCGACCCAGAAGCTAGGGCAGTTGCCACCAAAACTGCTAAGGCAATCTGCAAGGCTTGCCCGATGGTCGACGAGTGTTTCACTTACGCAATGGAGACGCATCAACGCTATGGAATTTGGGGAGCAACTTCACCGCAAGACCGTTAAAAAGACAACCGCACCACCTCCTGATTGCTCAAGAGACAGTGCGGTGTTAATATTTTGCTTAGGGGTCGCACTAGGAATCGAACCTAGACTTCAACCCGTATTAGGGCTGTCTCTACCATTGGACTATGCGGCCTTGTAGTCACAATACTAGCACTCTTTGCGATTTGCTTTGGCTCTGGGCAATGGTTACTCTTTGCTTATGACTAACTTTCAGGCTTACGAAAAGCTAAAACTTGCAATCGCAAACGCTCCTGCAATACCACCTTGCCAGACAACCGACCCCGAGATTTGGTTCTCTGATAACGAGACAGGAGTCCACGATTACAGGGTTGCAAAGATGTTTTGCAAAGCTTGCCCTGTCAGAAACGAGTGCCTTGAGTATGCCATCGTTGCCAATGAGGTTCACGGAATCTGGGGAGGTCTTACTTACAAG